CACCTCTACAAGCAGACACCTAATCCCAGCCATGTGAAGGCAGAGAACATTGAGCAGTTTTATGGGGATAGGAATGACGGGTCGGTGATGTATCGCCTCGAAAATCTGGAAGAGACCGAAGGCGAGGTGGGTCTTGAGATCACAAGACGCTTTGAGGACTTGGAGAGAGAGGTTACGCAGCTTGCCGCCAAGCTCGATAGCTTTATTAAGAAACGTCCTGCGCGTCCTTTGAAGAAGTCTCAAGGGTGATAATATATTTTTAAGAATCTCCAGCAGCACGCAATTGAAACTGTTATTAACATTGCCTGCGAATGATAGTTTAATGTGCTGCGTGCCCGTTGAGTGACGGGCACATGGATTTAAGGGGTGATGGGTAGTGGTGAAGATATTAAGAGACTTCCGGGCAGTTCCGTAGTTGCCTATAGAACCACCTGTCACCCCTGTTATTTTGGTGTCTACTTGTGGCAGCTTAAATATTCGTTTTAAGCGTCTTTCTATTACCGGAGGGTCATCATAGCAGAGCAGTCAGATAAATCGCTTGAGGATACCATAGCGGCTCGCTTTGAGGGAGAGGTGAAGCAGGTGCTCTCCCCAACGGACTACATTCATCCTGCATTGAGGGAATGTCTGGCAACCGACCCGGAGTTGATGAAGATCGAAGCATGGCGCGATCACATCGATCTGATCAAGTGGAGGGAACGCGGCAGATTTGATGGCTGGAAGCGGTTGGGTCATTGGAAGGCCAAGCGTCCTCGATACGTTAAAACTTACGATGGGAAGTTCATCACCAAGGGTCTGCCAGCAGATGTTATTTCTGACCTGAATCTACCCTCATGACTAGTGCTGTCGCTAGGTGTCGAGAGCATTAAATATTTAAGGTTGACACAAACATCTTAATGTTGTTTGAGAGCAGAACTGGTTACGATTATGGGAGCAAAGAAGAAAGTTAAGGCCAAGCAAAACCCTATTAGTAATACTATAGATATTAAAGAAGAGTTAAGTAACCTTAAAAATACTAAAGATAGTAGAGCATATAAAGGTAAACAAAATAAGAAACAAACTCTTAAATATAAAGAACCAAAGAAGTATAAGAATATATTAAATGATTTAAAAGAAGGTAAGAGTCTTACAGAGACTGCTAGTAATAATAAGTGTGCTAGAGGGACTGTTGACAGGATTAAGTATGATAATCGAGATCAGTTAATAAATTGGAAGTGGAAGCAAAGTCAGAAGATTGGAGACATAATTGAGGATGGTTTACAGGTGCTCAAGGATAATGTTGATGGGATTCCGAAGGGCAGTTTACCCCTCGCCCTCGGTATTCTGATTGATAAGAAGGATATGTTAGACTCATCGCTAACACCAGAAACCACAAAACAAAGCGTAATTGCTCACGTTAATCTGAATGAATTAATCGATAATCTTTCCTCAAAGAACGACTCATTACATGGGGAATCTGCTAAAGTGTTAGATGTTTGAGGTATTTTGGAGGTTGGTATGCAATGTTGTATGCAAATTAGTCAATTCATTGAGGAAATAGGGGGCGGGGGGGGGTCTCGGTCGATTCAAAGGAGAATTTTGCGAGGGGTTAAACCGTGAATGAAAAATTTACAAAAAAGCGCATATGGGTGCTTGATTTTCAGAACGGTCACCAACGGTTAAAGGCTGTTTCACAGGAGCAAGAGGGTAGGTCTTTCAAGATGTGTGCTAAATCAACTGGGATGGGGCGAGAGTTGGCTCAACAACTTGTGGGTCGTTGGATGGAAGCGGAGGTACTTCCGTCAACGGGAATGGAGTATCATGGAGGGAGATATTGCAAAAAGGAAATATAGTTTTTTGATGGCAGCTTCATTGGCATGGACACCTTGGCCTACGTTGGAGATTCCATCGGATGAGCAGCAGTCTGCGATCATCAAGAACCATGGCAGCGAGGTTCTGATCCAGCTACATGAGGCTCGAGAGGAGAAGATACGGAGGGAGAGTACTTCGCCGTATGAGGAGGGTTACTACCCTTCGCATTGGAAGGATGCGGACAAGCTTTTGGAGACCCATGACAACCTGTTGATTTCTGGAGGCAACCGGAGTGGCAAGACTTGTTACAGTTGTCGGAAGCTTGTGCAGACAATGATCGACAAGCCCGGAGCGAGGGTAGTGGCATTTAGCATGACAAATCAGTCATCTGTCAGGGATTTACAACCAACGGTCTACAAGTATTTACCGAGTGGGTACAAGGGCAAGCGAAGGAACTCTCAAGTCAGTTACACGCAGAAAAATGGGTTTACTAATTCAAGCGCGGTATTGCCAAACGGGTCAGCGGTATATTTTCATTTTTACGAGCAACGGTCGGACATATTGGAGGGGTTAGAGGCAGATTTAATATATTTCGATGAGCTAGTCAGCATGAGTTGGATCGAGACTGCTCAATATCGGTTAGTGACCCGAAAAGGCAAGATGCTGATTGCTGCGACCCCGATTACTGGGTGGACTCCAACGGTTAATAAATTTTTATCGGGAGCGCAGATAGTCAAGACCCGTCCCTCCCCTCTCCTACCGGACAAGGTGAATGTAACAGGATGCCCTGTTGGCACGATGCCTTACATTGCGGAGTGCGTTGATGACTCTTCTGCTGCCTTGTTCTTTCATACCGATTTAAACCCGTACAACCCCATGGATCAGATGGAGAGGACTCTGACGGGGGAGACGAGTGTTAATATCAAGATTCGGGCCTATGGATGGGCCGAGAGAACAACGGGTGCATGGTTTCCGAAGTTCAACAAGGGGCACATCATTGAACCGCATGAGGTGCCCGATGGTGGGACTAATTATCAAAGTATCGACCCTCACGGGGCGCGAAGCTGGGCCATGATTTGGATGAAGGCTTGCATGGTGGATGGTGAGGAGAGGTGGTTTGTCTATGACGAATATCCTCGTCGATCCGAGTTTGGTGAATGGGCAGTACCGGGAGATGCTGATATGGCGGGCAAGGAAGGCCCAGCGCAGACTCCGGTTGGCAATGGGATCACGATGTACCGGGATGTGATCAAGGAGCAGGAGAAGGGTGATGAGATTTTCATGCGGGTATGCGATCCGAGAGCGGGAGGAACTCGAGCAATGTCTGACGATGGCTTGACCTTGATCGAGAAATTAAATGACGGGGAAGACCCGTTGAATGTTGATGCTGCCCCCGGACTCCACATCGAGCAGGGGGTTGGCGCGATTAACGAGGTGTTAGATTACAACATGGAAGAGGAAATCAGTTTTGTGAACCGGCCCAAGTTAATGATTAGTTCGAGGTGCGGAAACTTGATTGATTGTTTGCAGGAAGCTTCTCCCGCTGGCGGGGAGAAGAACTCCTACAAGGACTTTATCGATTGCCTGCGGTACTTGATAACTTACAACCCGGAGTATGTAAGTGACTCGAGTTATGCGGCAGTTGGAGGAGGGACATATTAATGATTTACCGTTTGAGCGGTAATAGCCGCGTTCATTGGTTGCGTGGTAACAACAAGGGCAGGAAGGGGTTTGCTAGTTTTCTCTTCCTGACCCTTTTGGATTTTTAAAATGAGTATGGAAACAATATCGAAGGAGTACCCACCCTTGTTGAGTCTATCGGAGGCGACAGCAATGTTGGGTGTATCAAAAGAGTATCTGACAAAGATTAGAAGGGCAGGAATTATTGACGTTTACGAGATGCAGGGTGGAACTGATGCTGGTAGACCGAAGTATAAATTTTATAGGGACGAATTAAAAAAGCATTTTGGATTGAACAATGAAAGATAACGATAAATTGGTAAGGGCAAGTGATACCCCAAGCATAGATGACTTGGTGTACGAGTACACTCGAAGCTTGACGGATGGGATGGCATTGCAACGCACAAAGAATGCGGACGATGTTAGGTTTGCGAGATGGGACTCGCAAACGAGTGACTACAAAAAACACGCATCGTCGATGCCAGAGGGAAAGACCCCGTTTCCTTTTGAGGGGGCGAGCGATACTAGGATTCGGATAACCGACCATGTGATCAACACATTGGTGAGCACGTTGATGACAAGCTTCTCTCGATCACAGTTAAAGGTGGGAGGAACCGAGTCGGGCGACATAGATGCTGCTGCAAGCATGACCAATTTAATGCGTTGGCTAATTGGGACGAAGCTGTATCACGAAATTCGTCGCGAGGCCGAATTGTTGGCGCAGCACACGATGACTTATGGTTGGTCAGCGATGTTTGTTGGATGGGAGACTCGCAATGGCTTGATGCCCATGCGGGTGACCATGCAGGAGATTATTGCCATGGCCGAGCAGTCAGGTGAGGAGAGCGTTAACGCCGAGATACCGGAGATGATCATGGACAAGGCGCAGGAGAGTGCCGTTGCAGATTTGTTCATGGCACAGATTCCGAATGTCAAAAAGCGTCGAGCCAGAAAGATCATTAAGCAACTGCGCGAAGAGGGAGAAGCAGACATTCCAGTTGAGTATGTTTTGAAAAACACTCCAACGGTTGTGGCATTAAAGCCGTACACCGAGATCACGGTGCCTCCCGAGGTAACAGACTTGCAGCAAAGTCGGGTTGTGTTCCGAAA